CGTCAGGGACTGGCGCGGCACGAGTTTGCAGCAGCGTCAGCAGCATGTGTTACGCCAGCGTCTTGAGCTGATCCAACGTCAATTGCGTTTCAGTAATTTGCGCATCCAGCAGCACGACTTGGTTGATGTCGCCTACAGCAGCAGCCGATGCCCGTGCTGAATTAAGCGCAGACAGTTTGTTCTCTACCAACTGGATCAGCTCGGCGAGGCTCATACCAGCACCACCATCTCTTGACAGACCGTTGACAGGTGCGAGTTGAGCAACACCACGTCGTAGGTATCGTTTCCATCAATTGCCGCATAACACGCGATGCGCTTGCCGACCGCAGCAGTACCCGCCTGCAAGAAATCCGTTGCAGTGAACGGCGACAGCACGCGATTCTGTACGTCAAACCGGAATATCTGGTTTACAGCAGAGGCGACGTATAGATTGAGATAAAACATCCTCCCCTCATTTTCGAAAGGAGAGTAACCACCGCATGAGCCTGTAGCCGGGAACGCGCCCGGGGAACCGTCGTACACCAACGCGCCTGTCCACGATCCAGTCGTGCCGCCTGCAATATCCAACACGTCCAGCGTTGCCGCGCCACCACGGAAGAAGTAGCAGAACGATTGCCGAGCGTAACGGTTAGCATCTGGCTGAATACCCCATGAAGGCATCCACATACCCGCTGCTGCGTTTGCTGCCGGAGCCACGCCAAAATAAGTCGTTGACCACGAGTTCGTCGTGATGCTGTTCGTGCCGTTGTTGATCGTGGCATCGGTGTAGTTGTAGGTGTACACCGTGGTTGTGGCCGAAGAACGCAGCAACATCAGGTTCGGCAATTCAATGACGTATTTGGCATTGGCAGACGGCGTAACTGACCATGCCGTGCCGAGCGTGTACACGGGCGACGGGCCTGCGGTGTGCGAGGCAATGATGCGCCGCTGGCCTACTGCCGTAGTGTTTACGGTGTCCTCAACAATGCGAATCTGAAAGTTACGGTATTCGTTAGCCGCCACCACCGCGTCACCAAGCGTAGCCTGCCCCGTCAAAGTGCCTGCTGCTGCGGCAGTTGCAGTCAACGCATACCGCGACACCAAGCCCGTATCGTAGTTGTACGCGCCCTTAATCATTCCATCGCCGGGAGAGTTGTTGTAAGGCGTGTACTGCTCGTCAAGCACCATGATGTCCGAGTCAGTACCAATGGTGGCAGGGAGTCCCGTTGTTGAAAGACCCGACGAAAGCGTATTGCTTGCCACTTCAAAGGAACGCCAGATGTTGCTGGCAGTCGTACCAGCACCAAGCATAAACACGCGGCCCGCGACAATCTCATAGCGTGCGCCGGTTGATGGCGTAAAGCCAAACGACGACAGCACCGAAATCGTCGGCGTGGTGCCTGCGGTGTTTCCAGTGATGTACCGCTCAGCAGTCTTGCCAGCCGTCGTGTCAATAATGCGAAGTTTAAACCCGTACTCACCAGACCCGCCGCGATTGGCGAGCATGTTAAGACCCACGGCAGTCGGCAGTGCAGTTGATAGTACAACTGAAGTCGTTGTAGCGCCTGCGGCAATCGTGCCGACTAAGCCAAACGACGGCGCAAACGCCATCGCAGACCCAACGCCGAAAGTACCAGCCAACGCCGGAGACTGAACCAGCGACCAGCCTTTCGTGACAATGTTGTATCGGTTGAGAACCGTGTTGCTGACCAACTGATACACAAACGGGTTGCGCGAGATATCAGACCGAAGGTCAGAACACATCGACGTAGCCGCCGCAGAGGCGTTAGGGGTCGGGGCTACTTGCGCCCACATCAGTCGGTCGATGACTTTCTTGAACGTGTTAGCCATGTCAGTTCCTCAAGTGATTCGGCTGCGGACGCAATCGGCCCACGCGGAAAGGTTTGCACCGTAGACCTGAATGCGGCCTTGGAGTGTGTCTATCGTTGAAAGGTTGGTAACCGTCGAGCAAGTCGTAACGGTCGTGACCGTGGTTACCGTCGTGACCGTGCCGGATTCCACTACTGCCGTGACCCTGCCACGCTGCAATGACTTGTCGTACCCTTGCGGGGCATTTAGGTAGTTCAGTATGCGCGTAAGCAAAAGCTGTGAGTCAGCATCCGTGACCTCCAGCACCCCAACTGCGCCAATGTCTACCGGCAGCGGGTTAGCCGCGCTGACGCCGACGAGGTTGCCGCCCGAGTTATAGCCAATGTAATCGGCAGACGACGGGACAGCCGCGCCAGTCGTTCCTGCGGCTGCGTTACCGCTAGACCCGCCGACGATGTTGACGTTTTGCGTAGCGGGGAAGTTGCCAACAGTGACCGTTCCTTGCACATCAATTGGGGTCGGAGCCGTGATCGGCATGGGGTTGGCCGTGGACACGTCAACGGCAGTGCCGTCCGCGCCAACGCCAATCTTCACGCGCTGATGCAGTACGCCAGCGATTTCGTCCGCTGCGACTGTCGCACCGACGCCAGGTGTGTAGCCTACGTTGTCAGCCATTGCTTACCTCAGTTCATCACCGGCGGAAGAGGCCGGTCCGTCATGGGAATATCTGGTTCGTCCACTTCACGAACCTCAACGATTTCCCCAGTCTGATCTCGTATCGGCACACGACGACGCTTCTTCGTCACTGCCTGCATCAGCTGCTGCATCTGTGCTGCGTTGCCTTGCGCCATGTTGGTGACCGAATTCGCCAGATTGTCGAGCTGCAGCACGGGGTTGGTCTTTTGGACCATCCCCATCAGATCAGCAATCTGCTGATACTGCGCAGCCATCTGGTCGAACTTCGCCTGCATCTCGATCTTCTGCAGCTCGAGCGTCGCCTTCAACGCGGCCACCTTCTCGTCGGACTGCGTCTCCATCATCGCGATACGCTCGTTCGACTTGATCTTCTCGGCCTCGATCAGGATCTTCGGATCAGGCGGCGGCGGCTCCTTCGGCTGCATCAGCTGCTGGTTCATCGCGCCAATCGCCTGATCGAGAACACTCTCGATCTCGTTTGAGACGCGGAACTTCGACACCGCCCATTGCATGAGACGCAGCAGGTATGGCGCAGCGCCAGGCGTCGATTGCGCAACTGGCGCCACCTGAGAAACAAATGCACCCAAGCCCTGCATGAACTGGACTGCTGCGTCTCGTTCGGCTGCCCAGTCCATCGCAGCCATTGAATCCGCTTCAATGTTGATGCGGTACTCTGCCAAATCCTCGTTCTTCAGCAACTCAATCGCAGGCTGCGCAAACTGCGCATCCGGTGTGCGAAGAATGTTCGACCGTTCGGCAATCGTCTGCGGCTGAAAGTGCCGCGAGATGATGTCAGCCTTGATCCGCAACGCATGCGTGATCCACTCGGCAATGTAGAACTGCGACAGCTGTACACGCGTCGAGCCAAACTGCGCCTTGATCTCCTGCGCCGTGGCCGTCTCACTCGCCTTGCTCGAGCCACGCATGACGTCCGAAATGCCCAGCACTTCGTAAATCTGCATCGTCTTGTCAGCACAATACTGACGCAGCCGTTCGATGGCGTTGACCACCGCCTCAATCGGCACCCACTCCACCTTGCCCTTGATCCCGCCCGACTCGGCAAACATCGCCCAGTTGTCGACCGGAATGAGCTGATTCTCCGCCGCCTGGCTGAACATGCGCTGAATGCCGTCGGCCGACTTGTCGTAAATGCCGACCACCTTCGCTGCTCGAGTCAGCCAAGTGATGCGCGTGTTCAGTTCGTCAAGTTCGTTGAACTGGTCCTGCGCAAAGATGTAATCCGCCCGCGGCATGAAGTTGCTGGAGGTGATATTCGCCGCCAGCGGCTTCGGGCAAGGATAAAAGCCGTCGATGTCGAGCGGGTCATCCTTGTAGTCAAGAATGACTTCACAGCCCTTGGCATACCAGTAGACTTTCTTCTCTTCCTTGCACCAAATCTCGTACACCTCGGCACGAGACCACGGGTCGTATTTCGGCGCAGGGTCGTTCGAACTGCGCTTCGGCGTCTGCAGCGGGACAATCTTCCCAATCTTCTCACCAAACCGCTCGACCAACTGATCCCGCGTCATGTACACACGCCGGGCCACCCAACGCACTTCGTCCCACGTACGGGCCGGCGAATAGAAAAAATCCTTCCAATACACGTAATCGCACGGCGCGTCTTCTTCGACGATCCGCTCGAATTCCTGCTCCGGCGCAATTTCCTCGCCCGTCAGCGGGTCAAGCTGCGCCGGCAACATCTCAACTTCCGTCTCAACCTCGTATCGCAGCCACACTTGGCCCATGCCGACGACAAGCCAGTCCTCGATACCGCGGCGAATCGCCGCATCCCACGAAGACACCTGATCGTCAAACGAACGATTGAGCAAACGCTGCAGGATCGTGCCGGCCACTCGCGCCGGGTCATCCTCCGCATCCAGAAATGCGCGGCTTACCGCCGCCTTCGGAGGCCGGGCATAAAGGAGCGAGAGAAGCACCTTCATGCTAGACCAGAACAGGTTTACCCGAGACTCGCCTTCAGCCCACTCATCGCGCTTGTCCAGGTACCGACGCGTAATCTTGTCTGCGTCGTCGTGGAACTTCTGCAGCTCCTTCTTCGACGCCTCGATTTCCGTAGCCCAACGCTGGGCCATGCCCTGCGGGGTGTCGGAAAAGTCTCGACTTGACTCGATTCGCTCGGAATTTTCCATCAACCTAACCTACCGCTTTTGCTTGGCTGACAATCCCACACGTCGTCGAGGCTAAACCTGTAGGTCGTATCCCGACGTGGCGCGATATTAACATCACCTCTTGACAAATTGGAAGAAACCGGCTTTGCGGCAATAGACAAATATCGAAACGCATCCGCAGCGTGGCTATGCTGGTCGTGTTTCGGGCGATTGCGGTAGGTTTGCGTCTTCTCGTCCCACTCGCGCATGTACCCGCGCAAGTGTTCAACGCCGTCGTATGTCGCCTTTTCGTCGAAATAACACTTCGGCAGCGTCAATCGCGCAGCTTCGATGCCATCCTGCAGCGACAACTCCGGCACCAGGCGCGGAGTGATGCCCGAAAGCAGAAACTGCTCGATGATCGACTTGCCCGTCTGCAGGCTCTTGGCCTTAGCGTCGTGCGGCAGGTAAACATTGCCGACTTTGTACGGCCGGCTCTTCACCCAGTCGATGTAATACTGGATCGGCTGGCCGTCAGCCTCGAAAAACTCCACGATTCGGTATCCATCGCGAGTCGTCTGCCAGCCCCACCACGAGCAGCTGTCCGTAAAGCCCAGGTCCGCCACCAAATCGACGGTAAAATCGGTGTCGATTGTCAAATTTTTGACACGCCCCTGCTCATACGCCTCGCCGATCAGTTTCGCGTAGTAAGCGCCAGGGATGGCAGCGTCGAACGAAATCTCGTATTCCGTTGCATACGCTTCCTCGGTCATCTGTGCCTTGGCGTCAC